ACGACTTTGAGGGCGTTGAGAAGGGGGTATGGAACGCCATGCAGTTTGACCTGTCCAAGCGCATCCTTGTTTACCCGCCCGAGCGAGTATTGACAGAGCGATACGCGGTAGGTGATGCTACGACTGCAATAATCCTGCCCACCTTAAGGCTAACGCCGCAGTAACTGTTGACGAGGGATATATGGCTGACACCCGTAGGGAAAAACTGCAAGCCATGTTAGACGCCATGGAAGCGTCTGAAGTTGAAATGGCCAAACAACAGTTGATGGAAGTATTGCGGAAAAAGCAATCGCCCAAACAGTCTATTATCCCCGACGATATGCGGCAAGAACCGGAATACGAAGCCGCCCCAGCGACTAACGAACCGCCGCGTTCGGTAAACCTGCCTTACACGGGAGATGCCCCGCCAACCGCACAACCGTTACCGTATTCCCCTCAAAAAGACAAAAAGAAAACTCGGTTGTATCGGATGATGCAATGAGCCACAAAGACGCCGCCGAATTTGTAGGCGTATTGCTACACAGCAGCACGGCCACGCATTTTCTGCATTTGCAGACGGCTAGTTATGCCGCTCACAAAGCACTTGGGCATTACTACGAAAACATCGTGGACTTGGCCGATAAGTACGCGGAAGCCTATCAAGGCCATCACGGGATCATCCCGCTGGCCGACTACCCTGAAGGGTTTAAGGTACAGACCGATGCGGCCAAGTACGCCAACAGCCTGCTGACGTTCGTCAAGGGCATCCGCAAAGACCTGCCGAAAGACACCGATTTGCAAAACATCATCGACGAAGTGGTGGGCGAAATCGCCGCCCTGTTGTACAAGTTGGAGCGGTTCAAATGAGAAAGGCAGGGCTATACGCCAACATTCTTGCCAAACAAGAGCGCATTAAGGCGGGCAGTGGCGAGCGTATGCGTAAGCCCGGCCAACCCGGCGCACCGACAGCCAAGGCGTTCCGTGAGAGCGCCAAGACGGCCAAGAAAGAGAACAAATGACAGCCGCGTGGACTCGTAGCGAGGGCAAGAACCCCAAGGGCGGGTTGAACGCCAAAGGCCGTGCCTCGTACAAGGCCGAAACAGGAGGGACGCTGAAGCCCCCTGTGAAGTCAGGCGACAACCCACGTCGAGCCTCTTTTCTCGCCCGTATGGGCAATATGCCGGGGCCGATGGCAAAGAACGGCGAGCCGACACGCCTAGCCCTTGCGCTGAAGGCGTGGGGCGCGTCCAGCAAGGAGGACGCAAAGGCTAAGGCACGAGCCATCAGCGCGAGGAACAAGTAATGGCCGTTGACCGTCAGCGCCTTGCGGAAGCACTCGCCTACGGAGAACAGAAACGCCGGATGATGGAAACCGTGCCGACCGTGGGTAACTTACCGCCCGCCCAACCGGCTCGCCGTAGCCTACGCACCGACCTTGAGAATCTGTCCTCGGGCATCGGACAGGGCATCGTCAACCAGATGGAAGGCGTCAAAGGGCTGATCACCGACCCCGTAGGCACCGTTAAAGGCGCATACGAGGGCGTGAAGGGCATTGTGCGCGACCCGTCCGTACTTGCTGACGCATTGCGCTACACCGCCGATAAGGCCATGAGCGGCCCGTTAGGCGCAGGCGAAGTGGTAGGCGAGTTCCTGACGCCAAGCGTTAAAGGCGTGGGTAAGCGCGACATATTTATTGGCAAAAAAGCAGAAACTTGGCGGGAAAGTGCTGCAAAACAAGCCGAAGAAATGGAAACCGCTGGCATTGATCCAGAAACAATTTGGCGCGAAACGGGAACAATGCGAGGGCCAGATGGGGAGTTGCGTCAAGAAATTAGTGATTTGGACGCTCGACTAGAATTTGCAGCAATTCCAGAAGCAAAAGACGCGTTAAAGTGGGCTGACGATTGGTTGAAGGAAAACGGGTATATTTGGAAAGAGGGAATAGACGTTTTGTCTCCATCTATTCCTCCTGACGCAAAAAAAGCCGCCTTAGAGTACGGTAAATCTATGGCAGGAAAAACGGTTGAGTCTGTGCCTTTACAAAGGGTTTTTAGCCACCCAGAATTTAGTGAAGCATATCCAGATTTATACAGCGAACTAAAAATTGCGCGAGAACCCAGCACGACGGCGCGGGGGCGATTTCAGGACGATTTGGTAACAACGGGCGGCGGCGGCGTGTTTTTCAGCGGAAAAGAACCAAAACCCGAGTTGTCGACGTTGTTGCATGAACTGCAGCACGCAATTCAACAGCGCGAGGGGTTTTCTCGTGGGGGCAACCCAGACATCGCAAAGCAAGTTGTTGCGGAAAATTACGCGAAAAAATATCAACCTTTAGCCAAAGCATTGGCACAGCGTAAAAGCGCAAGCATGGCTGCCGGTGAAGCCTACCGCGCAGATTACGCTCACAAATTGCGTAAACTACAAACAAGTAGCAATTTACGCCCAAAGCAACTGCGAAACAACGCAGACTGGTACCAATATAGCGACGAAGTTAAAGACGAATTAAGTAGGCTTGGGCTTAGTTATCGAATGCCAACAAAAAAAGGCGCAGAACGCGATCGTTGGATAAATGAAGCAGTGCGTGTGATGCAAAACCTTATTGAACGCGACAAGCCAGAAATGCGTGGAGCGGCGGAGAAATTGACGGAACGTGAAGCAAAAAATCAAATCAGACGCGCTGACACGATTTATAGGAAAACACAAGCAGAGGCGTTGCAGGAAGCCAAATTGAAAGAAGAACTGAGCAAGTTTGAATCACTTACGCCGTTCGATTTGTACCAGCGGTTAGGCGGGGAAGCGGAATCAAGGTTAGTTCAATCGCGCATGGATATGCCGGTGAGCGTGAGGCGGCAAACTTTTCCGGAATATGACGTACCTCGAAAAGAAATTATTTTCCGAAAATGAACGCAGGTGCTTTTAAAAAGGGGCAGAAAGGCGGGCCGGGTAGGCCCAAGGGTTTGCCCAATAAGTCCACGCAGGCGGCCAGAGAAGCCATTGCAGCGTTCGTGGACGGCAATGCAGACCGCCTCCAAGGGTGGCTAGACGAGATCGCAGCAGAGAAGGGAGCGCAGGCTGCCTTTGAGTGCTTCAGCACCCTGCTGGAATACCACGTTCCCAAACTCGCCCGCCAAGAGATCACAGGCAAGGACAACGGCCCGGTCAAGGTACAGATCGGATGGATGGCTCCCGAATAATTCTCCCCTACCGCCCGCGCAAGGCGTTCATGCGGTTCCATGAGCGCACGAAACGCTGGGCCTGCCTTGTCGCACACCGTCGCGCAGGTAAGACCGTCGCCGCCGTGAACGACATGATCCGCGCTGCTGCGATGTATCAAGGGCCGTATGGCTTGTTCGCATACGTCAGTCCGTACAGGTCGCAGGCCAAGGCAATTGCTTGGCAGTATTTTAAGGACGGCGCACACCCTATAACTCAATCGGTCAACGAGCAGGAACTGACCATAACCCTCATCAACGGCAGCCAGATACGGCTGTACGGGGCCGAAACCGCAGACAATATGCGCGGATTGGGGTTCTCGGGCGTATACATGGACGAATTCGGTGACTTTAAGCCCAGTGTATTCGGCAACGTCATACGCCCGGCGCTGTCAGACAAGCAAGGTTGGGCTGTATTTGGCGGTACGCCGAAGGGCAAGAACCAGTTTTGGGAGATTTACGAGACAGCAAAGCGCCTGCCGGATGAATGGTTCCTGTTGCGCCTCCCCGCTTCATCGTCGGGGTTGTTGCCCGCTGGCGAATTAGCCGCAGCACGGGCGCAGTTGGCCGAGGATCAGTATCTACAGGAGTACGAGTGCAGTTTTGAGGCTGCGATTCTCGGCGCTTTTTACGGCAAGGAGATGCGCGAGGCTGACGACCAAGGCCGCATCACCAACGTGCCGTATGACCCCGGTATGCCCGTATACACCGCATGGGACTTGGGGTGGCGCGACGACACGGCAATATGGTTCTACCAAGTCACTCGTGGCGAAATCCGCGTAATCGACTTCTATGCCGTATCGGGCGAGGACATCCATACCATTGCGGACGTCGTGACGAAGAAGCCCTACCGCTACGCCAAGCACTACCTACCGCACGATGCTCGGGCCAAGAGCCTACAAACGGGCAAGAGCATCATTGAGCAACTAGCCGCACAACTCGACATTGGCAAACTGGCCGTTGTTCCCGACATTGGCGTGCAGTCGGGCATTCAAGCGGTACGCATGATGCTGCCCCGGGTGTGGTTTGACGCAACCAAGTGCAGCGACGGCATTGAGGCGCTGCGGCAGTATCAACGCGAATACGACGAAGATAAACGCGCCTATCGTCAGTCACCGCGCCACGACTGGACATCGCACCCTAGTGACGCCTTCCGTATGGTTGCGGTATCATTCTCTGAAGTCGCTGACAAGCCCCCAGCGCCAGAGGTCAAGCCGCTGATGGTGGGGCCGGAGAACACAGTCACGTTGAACGATATGTGGTCGGTTCACGACCGTACCGTTAGCAGGAGAGCAAGGATATGAGCATTGTCAGCCCGAATCGTTACCCCTACGAGACAGTCGCCGCCTCGCAGACCGCACAGGTACTCGGTGGCACAGGTGCCGTGGGTGACTACCTCCATCGCATTGTGGTGACGGTCACGACGACCGGCACCAGCACGTTAAGCGTCATTGACGGCAGCACGACCGTCCTGACGATGGCTGCTAACACCCCGGTGGGCGTCTACAGCCTTGAGATCAACGCCGCTGCGACTACCGGCCCGTGGAAGATCACGACCGGCGCAGGGCTTGCCGTCATGGCTGTTGGATTCTTCACGGCCTAATCATGGACGGCATACGGCAACCGGAACTGGAAAAGTACCTCCGAATTATCGGTCAGTATGACAACGAGTTTGCCAAGTGGCAGGCGCGTACCAAGAAGATCGTTAAGCGGTACCGGGACGACAGCCGTGGGCAGGGTGGCAACGAAGCCGCCCGTTTCAACATTCTGTGGTCAAACGTACAGACGCTGACCCCTGCCGTTTACGCCAAACTGCCAAAGGCCGACATCGCGCGCCGCTTTGGCGACAACGACCCCGTGGGCCGCGTAGCCTCGCAGTTGCTGGAACGCGCCATCGACTTTGAGATTGAGCATTACCCCGACTTCCGCTCGACGATGAAGTACGACGTTGAGGATCGGTTCCTCGGCGGTCGCGGTACGGCGTGGGTGCGGTACGAGCCGCACGTTGCCCCCATTGGCATTGAGGACGATGGCGTGTCCATCACCTCGGCCATTGAACAGGGTGAGGGTGCGCCGCCAAACCTTGAGCAGATCGAATACGAGTGCGCCCCAGTGGATTACATACACTGGCGCGATTTCGGACACTCACAAGCGCGCACATGGGAAGAAGTGACCTGCGTGTGGCGCTGGGTGTACATGACCCGTGAGGCGCTCGCAGAACGCTTTGGCGACGAAATGGCCCGCAAGATACCCCTCGACCAAGGGCCGGAACCGCTGAACGCCTATAACGAGGCCAAGCGCACGTACAACCGTGCGAAGATTTGTGAACTGTGGGACAAGGAAACCCAAAAGGTCTACTGGTTCTGCAAGGGTATGCCGCAGATGATCGACGTCCGCGATGACCCGCTCGGGATCGAAGGGTTTTTCCCCTGCCCGAAGCCGCTTTACGCGACGACGACCAGCGACACGCTTGTGCCGGTGCCGGATTTCCTGCTGTACCAAGATCAAGCGATGGAGTTGGACATCCTGTCCGACCGCATTGATGGCTTGGTTAAGGCGCTGCGTGTGCGTGGCGTGTATGACGCCAGCCAACCTGCGCTGCAACGCCTAATG